GTTAATTTATGCAGAATTCAAAGCACGCTCTGCTTTTGCAGCAACAACGGAGGGATAAACAATGGCTGATAATGAAATAAGAAATCCGGCTAAGGCATACTTCAAATGGAAGATGCCAGTAATTGCCAAGTCAGAGGACGATTGGAACTTCTGGAATACAGAGGATAAGTACAATCGCACAATGTTCATTGGCTACAACGATACGACTACGCCACACGTGGCCAGCCTGTTCATGATTGTTGACGGCAAGCCCATGCAGGCAGTTGGTGACGATGTCATTGCTCGTATCGCCGGCATGGAAACGAACATGGCCCAGGCACTGGCCGACATCCAGGCATTGATTGACCGCACCAATGCACAGCAGCTTAATATTGATGCTTTGAAGCAGGAATGTTATCGCATCTTGAATAGTGCCAAAGATGCTGTTACCGATGCACAGACATGGGCTGAGGGCACTGATGAAGAAGTTGCAGACCTGGGCGGTGAACATTCCGCTAAAGGCTGGGCCCAGAAAGCTAACGAAATTGTATCATCTGGCCTGCCCAGCGACGCTACGTTAGACTACCTCACTGTAACAGGCAGCTCTAAGTTCGGACAAGACCCTGACCGTGAGAACCAGCCCGGTCTGGAAATCGAAAGCACAGGTGAAATCCAGGCGTACCGTACAGTCAACATGATGAACGGTGCTACCGTCAGCTACGACGAAACGGTTGAGATGCCCTGGAGCGACAGCTCTAACAAGGTACCAAATACCGCGTGGGTACAGCAGGCCGTCCAGCACGGTACAATTGACCCGAACACTGAGCTGACAGTCAAGTCGATTACTACTACAACCGGGGGCGGCAGCCTTAGCTACACTGAGGACTGGCTGACCAACGTTATTAACGTTGCTCAGACAAACTATCCGCGTATGGAACTGTCCAGCACGAAATACAATCGCACAACGTCTGGTAAAGCTATCGATACGCAGGCAAGGATACAGCTGGACAGCAGCAGAATATATGCGAATGCAACCGCAGGTATGAAGTTCGCGGCAGGTGTACGTGGGCTGGGCAACGACTGTGCATACTCATTTCTATTAGAGAATACAGCTTTGGCAGACAAGTTATACTTCCTGGTATACCCACGTGCAGCACTGGGCCATGGCCTACTTGTCGGTGGATGCGATACAACTCCGGTTGCCTTAGATATTTGGCGTGATGCAGATGATAGCAATAACTGGAAAGCTAAGTTCTTCATTACTCCGACCGTTCCGGATATTGCGAATGCTTCTGACTCCTCATCCAAAGTTCCTAATACCAAATGGGTGCAGGCAGCGATTGCAGCTGGTGGCGGTACTGGTGGCGGTGCAGTTACTTCAGTTAATGGCAAAACTGGCGAAGTCGTACTTGCTGCTGCTGACGTCGGGGCGGCCACAACTGCGGACATTACCACGGCTCTGGAACCATATGCCAAAACTGCAGACGTTACTACCACGCTCGTGGACTATGCTAAGAGTGCAGATGTCACGACAGAGATTACTACGGCCACAGCCGGGTTACAGCCCAAGCTGACAGCAGGTGCCAATATCACTATCAGCGAGGACAACGTTATCTCTGCTACTGGTGGCGGGACCGGCGGTGGTGCGGTTGATAGCGTTAATGGCAAGACCGGCGCTGTGGTTCTGACCAGCGAAGATGTCAACATCGATACCACAGCAGGTGCGACTACTGTTAAGGACGCTATAGCTGCTAAGCAGGATGCTATTAATACAGGAACCGACCTGGACGTTCGTAGCCTTAAAGCGCTTTCTACGATAATACAAGAAGGTGAAACTCAACAGTACACCATGGCTGTTACTGGTGAAGGTTTTGAGCTGGCGGATGCTACCAACAATATTTCCTGGGCTTGGCTTACTCCTACTGGACTTAACGTTCCCTCACTCGTTGCTAACGGCGCTCCTGGCGTTGATACCGTGCTTACCTGCAATGGCACGGCTAAGATAGCTGCACTTTCTAGCGTCAACATTCCATATGCTACCGGTGCGTTTAAATGGGACATTAACACCACGACGGACTACAACAAGTTCGAGGTCTACAATACGTACTACACAACGGATGCTAAAACCGGGTCTACGGTTGCAAACCGTTACGCAGTATTCTCTATTGGTGGTTCACCTGATAATCGTAGCACGTGGATTGACTTTAATGCTACCTACATGTCGTTCAAAGGCAATACTAACTTTGGCGAAACAGGTATGGACCATATCATGAACTTCAACGGCCCGTCCACGTTTAACAACGAGGCAACATTTACTCGGAACATTACCCTGGGTCATGGCGAAACCACAGTCGAAGGTGAAGGCGGAACGTCTACCACGACGCCGGCCAGCTTCGTGTTAGTTGAGGGCGACATGGTAGCATATGGCAATGCAACTTTTAGTAAAGGCTTGTCCACAAGTGGTATGGTACATCTTAACGATGTAACTTTCTGGAGAGAGGTAAGCGGAGGTATTATCCCGTCTGCTAGCTACAGCTATTCTACAGGTGCATTCGATATCGGCTACCTTACTTCTAACGATAGCAGCAACGGTAAAAACCGTGTTACAATCATGGCGGACAGCCGGGAAGCTAACTATGGCGCAGTATTCAACTTGCCTGTTACCGTATCTGATGCCAGCTTCAAGCGTACATCTACCCTGGCAGCCGACGATAACAGCACGGAAGTTCCTACCACAGCGTGGGTTGCTGCAGCCATTGCTGCATCTGGCGGTGTTCCTGAAAACCTAAGTGTGAAAAGCTTGGAGGTAACTAACTATGATAGCAGCCTTAATAGCATCAAGTTTGCTGGTAACCTCACGTACACTGGTGATGCCGGAAATGGTAGCCTTGGGAAGATTACTGCAAACGAATTGTTTACTAATGCCTCCGGGTACTATGGAACACGCGTACAGGCATCAGGCATTACTCTTACACATGGCGTAAGCAGTACTACGTGGTTTAAGGCAGATAGTGACGCTGAAACGCTTACTATCCGGGGTAAGCTTAAATCAAGCACACCTGCTGCAGATGCCGATAATACTGAGGTGGCCACTACTGCATGGGTTAACACTGCAATTACTAACAAGGCTAATACCGATGCTGATAACTTCAGCACAGCCGGCAAGGCAGTTCTGGCAGGAATGGGAATGCCGAGCGCGAAGTATATTGACCTAACGCTTGGTGCATCAGGGGCAACTTATACCGCACCTGCAAATGGGTGGTTTACAATTAACAAACACACTGTCGCAGGAAAACAGGCAGCTTTTGAAAATAAATCAGCTGGCGGTGTAACCTGGATAGCTCAAGTGTCAGTAGAGACTGACTGCAGAACTTCCTGCCCAGCACAAGCTGGTGACATAGTACAGTTGTGGTATTCTGCCGATGGCAATTTAAACCTTTTCCGTTTTGTCTACGCCGAAGGCTCGCAGCCTGCAATCTAAACTGAAAGGACATCAATATGTACACAGCAATCAAAGATAACAAGATTATCGCAGTCAACGGAACAGGTGTGTTCCCCTGTCTGGTCTATGATAGCATCGAGGAGGATACCGAACATCAGGTTTCGGACTATGTCCACTGTAACGGCCAGTTCGTACTCACTACCTCTGACCTAGCCATTGAGCAGTACAAGGAACAAGTCCGGGCGGTCCGCAATCGATACCTGGAACAGACAGACAAGTATCTCTCTGTCACTGACTTCCCCATTACGGACGAGCAGAAAGAACAGTATCGGCAGTACCGTGAATACCTGCGGCACTATCCAGAACAGATGGACTGGTACGAGCAAAATCCGCTTGACTTCGAACACTGGCTTGCAGAACAGGCCTAACCTATCTTCACCGAATTTACATGGACTAGCACGGGCAACTGTGCTAGTCTATAATTGCAACCACTAACAAAGGAGAAAGAAATGCAGGAAGTATTTGCATACATTCAAACACATTGGGATGACCTGTTCACCATCATCGGCCTGGCCGTTTCGATGGCCACGGTTATCACCAAGTTGACACCCAGCAAACGCGACGATGCAGTTGTGGCCAAAATCGCGGCGCTGGTCGAAAAGCTGTCTGTCATTAAACGCAAATGACCGGGCCGGCCCGTCCCGATAGTCAAGCCTGCGTGCCACGTTCGCGTGCCAGGACGCGTGCCAAGTCTGGAGGCTGGCACTCTGTTGATGGCGAGGCGATAAGCCGAGCCGGTTGGTTGTAGCGAGCGGAGCGAGCGGGAGGAGTGCTGGCGAAGCCGGCACGATTGTTGATTAGGAGCGTCCGACAGGACGCTCCGTTGGGACGGGCTGGGAGGTTGTTTGGTTTAGGGAGCAATTTGGCACTGGCGGAGAGTCACCTCGCTGGTGCAATGGAGGCACGATATGGAAGAAGAGAAGAAAGAAGATATCAAGCTCGATGATGCAGAACGGACTCCGTGTGAGATATGGACCAGATGCATGGGTTACTTCAGGCCCGTAGACAATTTCAACATCGGGAAGAAACAAGAGTTTGCTGAACGAAAGTATTTCTCGCAGACGCTTGCGATGGACCGAATAAAAGAAGGACATGTGAAAGATGCAGTGGACCATAAGTCTTGACGCAATCATATCCGTCGCAGGCTACGTAGTTACCTTTTGGTGTTTCATAGCCAAGATGGATAGGCGCCTCGCGGTGGTCGAGTACAAGCAGGATGCCCTGAGCACTCAGCTTAAGGACTACCAAGAGATACAAACCCGGTTGGCAAGATGCGAAGAAAGCACGCGCTCTGCCCACCACAGGCTTAACAATTTAGAAGCAGGATACCATGCTTATGAACAAGGCGACATGGAAAATCACCGAAGATGAATACATGGGCGGGCTGGATTACCCGTCCGAAACACATGAGCGGAACGCTGCAGAGCTACTGCAACGCGTAAACCGCATCAGAAACTTGTACATGAAACCACTGATTGTAACGTCAGGTTTCCGTACACCGCTGCACAATGCCGATATAGGCGGGGCGCCGAACAGCGCACACTGCACCTGCCGGGCCATTGACCTGCGAGATAAAAGCGGCGAGTTTTGTAACTGGCTGCTGAACAATTCCGTATACCTGGCACAGTTCGGGCTGTACATGGAAAATCCGATGTACACCAAAGGCTGGGTACACCTCGATATCATTCAGCGCAGGACGCATTTCTTCTTACCTTAATTCATCGAATTTACATTGAGGAGTTGGCACCACTATGGTATATTTAATCATAACACAGATACTCATCCAGTGCGCGATGTTCGGATACATCATGCACAGCTTGACAGAACACAAAGAGCAAGAGGAGCCGAAAATGCAACCGATGAAGCGTAAACCTAGCGACCGCCCAGAGATACAATATCCGAAGAACAGCATACTTTGGAAGTTATCTCAGGCCTCTTTCGCAGATACTACCGAAGCGTTTCGTACTCTTGCCTCAGAGAAATTGAAAGGACAACGACATGGCTAAACAAGCTACTAAGATGAAGAAGACAGCTAAGGTTGCAGCTAAGCCTGCTGCTAAGTCACAGATACAATCGAAGACGGTGGCACCTTCGGCATCCTCTAACCCCACGCCGAACGAACTGGCCAGCCTGAATGCTACTGCACAGGACAGCCCGTCATTTTTAGACAAGTTGTTCAGCTGGTTCTCTCCGTATAAAGTCAAGGGTTCCCAGGAGGCACCTACAAGTACAAAGACTGAGCAGCAAAACAGTGCCTACCGCAAGGCAATGCAGCGTGCATTATCGCAACTCAATCTCTACTCCCAGGAGTTCGACGATACACCGAACATTGACAAGGAAGCCAAAGCCAAGATGCCACAGTACGAACAGTGGCTGTCTGACAAACAACGGTCTTCTGGCTATATGTTTGATGGTGATAATGCACTGGCCATGATGAAACAAATTGGCTATAAGGCTGATAAAAACTTGCCTAAAGATATGCAGATTGCACTGTTCAACGATTGGCTGACCAAACAGAAATCACTGGGCATGGACCCGATGGCAGTCCGCAATGAGTGGGGTGACCCGCGCGCCGTTGCTGACTTTTTGAAGACGGCTGCGGAAGCTGCAGGTGGCTTTACCACACCTGAACAGCTCATCTGGACGGGCCGTGGCAGCAACAAAACATACAGCGGACGCAACTCACAAGTTCAGCTGCTTCCGACCGGTTCAAGTTCTATTAAATAGGGAGAACTACAATGGCTAAATATAAAATGATTGACCTGCTTGGTTCACAGGCCGGCGGCCTCCGTAATGCTGCTGACCTGTACGCCGGAAATGCACAAGTCAACTTTGACCGTGAACAGGACGCTTTGCAGCAGCTTCTGGACGCCTATCAGCCTGAAGCGTATGCATCTGCTATCCGCGAAAATGCAATTGAAAAGACGAACCAGGCACAGAAACAGCTACTTGGCGAAGCTGCTACCAAAGCCGGCTCTGCCTTCAACACTGCAGCTCAGAACGCTGCACAGCAGGCTACGGCATCGGCGGTTGCAAACATCAACGCGAACGCTGAAAACCAGATTGCAAACTACAACACGACGCAGCTGACCAACCTGCTCAACCAGTATGGCAACCAGACCTCGACGTATGAGAACCTGCTGGAGCAGCTGTTGGGACAGACGCAGGTTATGCAGAAAAAGAAAAGAAACTGGGGCTCTGCCCTGGGCTCTTTGGCTGGCGGTGCTATCGGCCTCATGGCTGGTGGCGGGCCGCAAGGCGCTGGCGCTGGTATGCAGATGGGTGCTCAATTCGGTTCGCTGTTTGACGGCGATTAAGGAGGTGTACAATGGGACTATTTGACAAGTTTATACAAAGACCGAGTATGCCTGTAGATGCAGGACTGGGTAGTCCTATGGATGCATTCACTCAGGCGGGCTTCAATCCTATGCAGGAAAAGAACCCAATCAACCCTCTGACAGCCAACGACACTCCCGACGAGGCGAATGAGTATGTCCAGACAGCCCAGGCTAACATCAATCGTCTGGCCGCTCCGGCTCCGGAAATCATGCATAACGCTGACAGCGACGCTGATGACGTGCTGATTACTGCGCCTCAGGCAGTTACGCCTCAGGGCGGCGATGTTCCGCTTCCTACTGTCATCAATGACGTGCGTGCTAACCAGGCACAGCAAGCTCCGATGCGTCCTGCCAACCAGATGTTCGACCTGAAATCCAAAGAATACTCGATGAAGCCTGCTAAGGTGGAAGAGGTCAAGGAACCTCAGCAGTTGAAGGATGCCAGACAGATGGCTATGAACGCTGTGCAGGGCGAACTGGACATCAAGCAGGGTTTCCTGCAGGCTTTCACACCTGGCGGTGACGCAGAAAGCGTTAAGCGTTACTCTAACCACGCTGCGCTGATTGGTATGATTTACAACCAGGTGCATCGCAACCCTTCCTACGAAGTATCCAATGCTATTGCATTGTACAATGGCATGGTTACTGAATGGGGCATGAAAATTAATGCTACCAAAATGGCCTACGAAACCAATGCGGCTGCACGTGAAGCTATCGATGCAAAGATTGCACAAGCGCAGGCGTTTAACGACCAACTCAGAATTGGCGCCGGCGATGACTATGCTGACGGCATCTACCATGCCAAAGGTGAACACGTTAACTACCGTGCTGAACAGGGCGCGCTGGCTGCGTTCGCTGATAAGGATAAAGCTAAACGTCTGCAGGATGCAGCGAAAGATACCAGTGCTCGCATGGAAAAAGCTGCTGAACGGGTGAGGACACTTCCTGCTCGTGCTAAATCCCGCGTGATGGCCGGCGTGCTTGGTGAAATTTGGAGTAACAAACAGCAAGGCTTGCTGGACGTTGGCCAGGCTATCGGCATGATTAACGCAGCTGCAGAGCAGGACGAGCTTTGGTCTGATGGCCAGCTTGCCTATGCCAATCAGCTGACGATGCAGTATGGTTTTAGCCGTGAAGGTGCACGCCGGGCTATGGCTATGATGGCCGTTCCTGAACTGCGGTCTATGGCCGTGTCTATTGCACAGGGCAACGCGGCTAAGCTGCCCGGACAGCAGAAAGAAGCTATGGCAGCTTTGGCTACGGTGTTTAACTCTCGCGATATCGCGAACATCGTCAACACCTATGGGACGGTGCAAGCGTTCAATAACAACATGGACATGGCTGTCATTGCTCGTGGCACTCCGTTGATGAAGAACCTCACGGAAGCCAACGATAGCCTGCTCAGCCAAGTATCTGACACTGCAGCTGCCAGAGATATTAACGCATCTGTGGCTGCAGCTACAACCCAGGTAGTTGGCCCGGACGGCCGGCCCGTTCCGGTTAGCGGTTCACTTCGTGCGGACCAAATTGAGGTTGCACTGGAAGCCAACGAGAAACTGAAGAACAGCAAAAACGCTGGCGACAGGGTATTGGGCAAATTCTTTGAGAGCGGCATTAACGGTGTTGATATCAGAGATGCCCATGACGTCCTGATTGCTTCTAACGTAGCGTTCTCTGGTTCTGACGCGGCTGTGGCCAATTCTGTGAAAGCAGGCCTTGGAAAGATGCTGAACCAAGTAAACGCTGGCATTCCTCTGGACGACCCTGAAGTGATGAAAGACCTGCAGGCATTGTTCAGCGCAGTGCGCAGTGGCAAGAAAAAGATGTCTGAAAAAGTGCTTAACCGCATTCAGTCAAAGATATCTGCTGATACCATGAAAGACTTGGTTACGATAATGCGGTCTAGCCAGCAGTTGCAAGGCCTTACGCCGGCTGAACTGACTAAGGAACGATTGCAGAGTGCGCAGGCCTTTTACCTGCAGACGCAGTTTGCCAACCGTCCGCTTTCTATTCCTATTTCAGATGACTTGCTGCCGATACTACAGCAGTCTGGCTACTTAGAACTTGCCAAGAAAAAGGGTATTGAGGTTAAGAGCAATATGCTCGTTGGCAAGGCTAAGGACTTTGGCGTTGCACATATTGGCGAGATAGTCAAGGACGTTTCGCTTTCCTTGGCTGCCAATGCTGTAGCCCCTATCCGGGCTAATTACAGCACAATCCTTACTGAGACTAAGAAAGCACTGTACAAGGACAAAGAGAACATCGCGTTCATTCGGACATTGTGTGGTAGTAGCCTAGACATCGATAGCCTGGTCAAAGCTTATGTCGATGACATGATTAGAAAGACAGAACAGACTCAACGAGCTAACGCGGCAGCAGGCGTGACTGCAAAGTCAGCGTAGTTAAGGAGGAATAACATGGAACAATTTATTGAAGATTATGCAGCGGGGTCCCTTACGGGGCCCCTCGGTGTAGGCGAGGCAATGCCGTACAGCCAGACTACGTTAACGACCGACAATGTCACTTACCTGCCCGGCCAGTACGATATACCTGAAGCTGTTACCCAAGAAGAGGACAGCGATGAGGGCGATAACATCCTGTCCAAAATAGTCAAAGGCGTGGCTGGAACAGCACAGGGTTTGCTTGTAGGCTCGTCGCTGGCCGGTGCTAAGGCTATGGACGCTGGCGCTGACATGATGGCCTGGGCTACGGGACAGACCCGCGGTGAACGTTTCACCGACCAGCTGGCCCGCGATATCCGTCACCTGTTCGGTGATAGCGTCGGCGACTGGTACGATAACGTCCGCACTGAACATAGCACGGCCACGAACCTGGCCTCTGACTTCCCTGCTATCGTTGCTGCTAACTTTGGCCTAGGCAAGGCCGGTGGACTCATCATGTCCAAGCTGGCAGGTGCCAAGTTTCTTGGGACCGGCAAGGTCAGTACGTTCCTTAAAACGCTCGGCGGAAATAGTAGCATGGAAGCTGCTACGCTGAAAGGTACGCTTGCTGACATTCCGTCCTTCTGGACAACTGCTGCACGTGAAACTACCAAGGGCTTTGCTGCCGACTTGGCTACGATTGGCTGGTGGGGCATGCAGGAAGACGAAACCGGCGTGCACATTGATAAGCCGGCCGTTGCTACTAACCTTGGCATCAACGCTATCCTCGGCTCTATGGTCGGTGGCTACCGCTGGGCTAAAGCGGCCAAGAAGATGCGTGTAGCGGCCCAGACCAAGGACACTGCTGCGGTCCGCGAAGCTGTTAAAGACCTGCAAGACCAGGGTATCTACAATCACTTCGGTAAGGACGGGACGTTTGTCCGGGACGCTACCGTGTACATGGAAACCAGAAACCTGCAACATGAGATTGCACTCGGTGACGCGGGCGCGGTCGGTGGCGGTGCTAAAGGTGGCATTGCTGATGCGTTCGTAGGACAGGCTGAACAGCAGTACCGCTTGACTATGGCTAAGGTACTTGGCGTGGCCACGGACTTCTTCACTAACAAGAACGACACGGCACACGAGGTATTGTTCAGACGCTTGCACGACATCTGCTTCGGCGGTGGCAACAAGAGTGCGTTCCATACCATCGTACCTCATACACACAAAGCTGGTGAGAAACTGGCCGAAAAGCTATTTCAAAAAACCGATAGTAAAACAGGTACCGCAAATGCTCTTAAGGGCGTTAGCACTAAGTCATATAAGCGTGCAATGGATAGTCTGGATAAGCTAACAGCCAAAGATGAAGCGGCGATGTGGATTGATAAAGATACTGGTACTATTTATGAAGGTCTTACAAACGTTGAGGCCAGAGATAATAAGAACACCATCTTGCTTACCTTTAAACGCCACACTGACCCGCTCAGCAACGGCTATCTTAGGAAAGCTGCGCAGGAACGCATCGCGTACCTGCAGTACAGGTCTGCTGACAACTTCATCACGAGCGGCAAGGACTACATGCCTGAACTGACTGGCAAGGCTGGTGAATTGACTGATGACTTCGTTGATGCATTCGGCAAGGCAGATACCAAGGAATACGGTGCGTCCGGTTTGATATCGACCTACGACCAGAAAGCCATGGACGACCCGATGCGCAAGGCTGTGGAAAACATCGGCGAAAAGGTCAACCGTATGCGTCTGGAAAACAAGCGTAGCGTGCTGGCCCAGCAGGAAGAGATTTCCAAGCTCATCTTCAATGACAAGGACGAGGCCGTTCAGGCTGCTGTTCTGGAAGTTGGCAAGATGCAGGATGCTCTGACACGCGGCTTTGATGTTGAACCCGGCTATCACGAGTTAGCTGATGGCAGCTTGGCCATCAAAGTCAAGGATACTACGGCCAATGCTAAGAACTTTGCACGGTTCGGTCTGGACGCTGATGAGTGTGACTGGTTATTGCCGGATGTTACTAGCCTGTACCAAAAGAGCGGTGCGCCAGTCCCAGCCAAGATTTCAACGGAACTTGGCAAGGACATACAGAGCAAGTTCGATGCCATTCAGGCTGCTATCGACCGGGCCAAAGGCTATGCCGGGGCACTTGACCCTGTTACTGGCCCGTCCAGCATGAAAGCACACTACATCGCAATGATGGAAAAGAACCCTGAACAGTTCTACCGTGTGCTTGAACGCAATGGCATGGCCGGCGGCAAGGACTACGTGACGTTCATGGACGAGGTCAGCGCGCAGAAGTTCCTGGCCCAGCAAGCACAACAAGGCAATGCCAATAAGTGGAGCTGGGAAATTGCTAAAGGTAACAAGCAGTTCGAACAGCGTATGATGAAATCAGGCATGGAGCCCCGATACATCGGCGCGGAAACGTCTGGCAAATCCCTTGGCCATCAGGGCGGTAGCATGTACAACAATCCGTTTGAACGTTTGCGTGCTACGATGCAGGCCCAGGTCAAGGCCGTGGACGCTGCCTCTATCCGTGTAGCCCAGGCTGCCTACGACCCGCTCATGCGTCAAGCTTCCTCCGTAGTGTCTGAGAAAACGATGAAGGAAATGGAGCAAGTGCTGGTTGGCAACCTGCCCGACATTCCGTTCGTGCGGAAACTTGACGAGGCGCTGGACGGCTTCCTGAACTGGTCGCGCGGATGGAGTAAGGCCAAACCTGACCTTGACCCTGAGAACCTGTACCAGATGGTTGGCAATGAGCTGCGTGAACCTCTGCGTGCCCACATGGCAAAACTGACTGGCCTGGTCAGTAAGTCATACTACACCTGGGGCAACTTCCGTGGCGCGTTGGTCAACTTGCTGTCTACCTTGCAAGGTATTCCTCTGGCTACGAACTGGTACCGTCCGCTCACACGTGAAAGCGCAAGTGAGTACATGACGCGTACCGGGTTCAAGATGGCAGACGGAAGCATACGCGGGGCTGGTTACATGGATGCGATGCACTTCGCTACACGTTCCATACGGCGTATGTTCGGTATGACCGATGCAGATAAAGCTCTTGTTGAACGTGCCCGCATCGCCGGCGTGGTCGGTAGTGACATCAAGGCGTTGGAGGAGTTCTACAATCCGAAGCAGCCTACAACCCTGCTTGGCAAGGCGTGGAAGACGACTGAGAACATCCTGTCCTGGCCGACGATGAAGACCGAAGAATGGTCGCGTATCTTGGCCTTGTTCGCCGGTGACGAGTATGCAGGCAGCGTCCTGAAACTTGATGGCAAGCAGCGTATCGAATGGGCAGTCAAGTTCGCAGAGGAGTCTATGGGTAGCTACTCGCCGTTCAAACGTATCGGCCTGTCGAACTATCCGGTCACTGCGCCGCTTGGCCTGTTCCAAACGTTCAACTTGAACTTGATGTTCCGCAACCTGGACTTCATCGCTAACCACGATAACCGCAAGTTCGTGGCTGCTAACCTCACTAACGCTATGCTGTTCGGTGCTAAGTCTGCACCGTTTGTTGGCCTTTGGGTCAGCAAGTATGACTTCGACGATGAATGGCGTCAGGACGTATTACTGGACGGTGGCATCGCCGGTCTCATGAACTTGGGCATCGGACGTGCTATGCATCAGGACGAGCGCGGTCTGCTGTCCTCGTTACGCAGTTCTGCTAACGTCAACTTTGTCAAAGGCACGTACAACTTCACCAGCAAGGCCATGGCTGAACTGATGACTGGCGGCGGTATGCAAAGTACGTGGGAACTAGCTTCGACGGAAGTACCGCTCACGTTCGTGCGTAGGGTTATGCAGGGCGCGCAAGGCTACTCTGTATCGGCTGCCGGCAACATCATCTTCGATGCCCGTGACGCTGAAAGCCTCTGGGACGAAACGGTCGGACGGTTGAAACTGGTGTCTGGCATCATGAGCTACGAAGACTTGGCTCTGCAGGATATTGATAGAGTAGAACGTACACGCGAAGCCGAGATGCAGGAGTCCCGCAAGCGTCTGATGAAACTCGTCAAGACGGCCACGCGCCAAGGTACGTCCCTGGACGGCCTGATTACCGAGGCGGTCAGACTATACGGCGGCGACCCTGAGGCTATGACTAGCGCGTTGATGCGGGCCATCGAGGAAGCTCCGGACGACATCAAGATGCGCATGTTGCGTGAAGCAGCTGAACATCCTGACTCCCTTTCTCCCCTTGGTATGTATGCGCTGCAAAGATTTCTTGACTAGTATGCTAGCAAGGCCGGCTGGAAAAGGCACAAAAATAGGCGGTAGAGCGAAAGCCCTACCGCCTAATTTGTTAGTCATAATCGGGAAGAAACATCCGAAACTTCTTGTTAGCAGCCTGAGTAATCTCGTGAACGTTTCGCTTCAAGGTCTCTTCCGTGTGGTTGGTAGTAATCTCCATACTCTTTGTCCACACTAGGTTGTCCGTCCACTGCCACTCTGGGCTTCTGATGTCTACCCTGCTTTCATCGTCACCTTCAACGTGGACGGCAACAAATAGCGCGTTCCAGCTGTGCAGCAAGACAAACTCATTCTCGAACCGAACGTCGTCAATGATTAGTACAGGGCTCTCTACCGAGTGCCGCGTAAAAAAATCCTGCATACGATAGTTCATAATGTTTGCCCAGATATCCTTGCCGAACGCTTCACGCATCACTGCGCCGTAGTCCAACATCAGCTTGCGGGCCGACATCTTGCTATCGTTGAAGATGTTCACCAGTGGCCGATAGATGGTCTCACGGTCAATCCTGTCCTGCTGCGTTTCCGGGTAGAACAGTTTGCGCGGGACGTTCAGCATTGCTATCAACGAGTCCTTGAGCGGTTCCGCGAAACTCATAACTTTGGTGAGGTGTGGCCCTATGAACAGGTCGTCCCGTGTAGCCCAGCTGTCAGCTAAGGCTTTGGCCAATGTAGACTTGCCGGCGCCGTTCCGGCCGCATAGTGCAATTACCGGCCTCAATCCGTATTCTTCGTTCATGTTATTTCCTCCGTTTTATCAATGCTTGCCGGCCCTGTTCGGCACGCAATTTAGCCTCTGCGAGCAAGTTTTTATTTATCTTCAGGTAGCCATCCAGTTCACTCCAGAAACCCATACGGCCAACTAGACGTATTACCATGTGTATGTTGTTGTCCAGGCCGTTGTCTTTGCGGAAACGCCGCAGTTTAGCATCAATAGGGATGCGGTTCGTGTTGCCCATCTTGCTTGCAATAAGCTTGACGTTGCCACGGTAGTTTAGAAACAGCAGAACTGCCTCGGCCTGTAGGATGCTGCTGAAATGGAAGCCATTAATATCGAACGGCTTTTGCCACTCGTGTAGATATTTTCGCATAATGTTTACTCCTTAGTTACGTCGCAGAACTTGGCCCAGAGGATATTGTTCTGCATGATAGCATTGATTGTTTCAGGTGTGTCCCGCTGACTATCGAACAGGACAGGCTCGTACACCTGACAGAAGTCAAGACTTGGACGCTCTGTCGAACGTATCGCGCATCCGTTCAGCATCAGCACCGCCGTTATTGTAGCTATTACGAATTGCACGAGCCTGTTCGAGAGCATCAATCTGATTAGTAAGGTAATGTATTTTCCGCTCATAGCGTTCCTCCCTCTTTGCCACGCCGATAGCAATCTTAAGTAGCATTGCTATCAACACCACTATCGTTGATATCAGCAAGACTAATGTTTCCATTTTTCTTCCTCCAGTTCGGGTTGTAGATTACGTTGTAGTCGTTCGCGGCAGCGTTCCATTCCTCGATGATTTTCTTCTGCACCATCATATCTGTCAGGAAGATTTCAAAGTCCTTGCTATACAAGAAACTTGCACAGCGAGCGCGGTACAGACTCTTCTTCATGATTTCCTCACGTTTCAACAAGTCCATACATTTCTGCCGGCCTGCCGAAATCTTGCTGTTGCCGAACTCACCTAACGCATCACCCAGACGCGACTCGGCCTCGGATAGCAACGCATTGGCATCGTGAATATCGTTGCCAGAGATTACGTTGCGGTTCTCGTATAACGCCAGACAGGCTGCTACACGGTGAAGTTGATTGTGGCGCAGGCCCGCATAGGTCAGCAGTCTTGTATCTTCTTCCAGGGCCGGCTGTTCATAATACTCCGACCCGGCCTTCATCGCGTCCGCGGACATCGACAAGGTCAGTGGGTTGTCCCTGACGAACGCCAAAGCCTGGGTGATGTCGATGAAGCTACGCTGGTCAAGCTGGCCTCTGTACGGGCAACGTTGACGCGGCTTTTCCTCGAACACTACGATGAACGATGACAATGCGTTCATGCCAACGTACGAGTCTGGGAACGTATCCATCAGGCCAAGCTGCGTCATGGACGCGAAGATGTTCATGTACGGGTCTGTCAGCTTCAACATGCCCTTGGGGCTGGACAGGCTGTAATTCTTGCACTCCCACATTGCCATTAGCAGGCCATAGAAGTCGGTCTGGGCACCAGAGCAGAACGATGCAAAGTCATCGCTAACGTAGGCTTTGGCATGGGTGGTATTAGCGTACTGCGGTGTTGAATAGTTCGATGCTACCGGCCCTGTATTCTCGCCGAAGAACGCGGCGCAGTCCCGTGCATTTTTGTTTTGTTTCGGTGCGGACGTAGCCAATTCCAAGTTGCTAATATCGTCCTCCTCGATAGCATCGCTGGACTGTTTACGCAACATGGCTACCAGCAAACCTGACGTTTTACGCAGTCCCAGGTTGTCCGGCAGGAAATGTTCATACTGGCTATCGTCCAGCATATCGCGGCACAGCTTGATAGCTTGCTTAGCCTTGACGGACGGGCTGCCACACAGAATTGTGAAAAGGTTTAAAGGTATCGTATCGCTTCCAATGATAAGTTTAGATTGACCTGCTGCTAAAATGGATGTTGCCTGGATGATTGACCAATACGTGAAACTCTTGGGACATTCGAAGTGAGCGCAGAACGCGTCAACGTCCCGGAATAATTTATTGCTGTATGCCATAGTAAGTCCTCCTACAAATAAGGGCTACCGAACCGTGATAGCTCGGTAGCCCCTGTGATGTTTAGCCACCACCGGCCGGGTCAGTAGCGTTGCCGACGACCAAGTCCATCAACTGCGCAATGCGCAATTTCTGGTCGGCAGACAGCTTCGACAGCAAAGGTTCTTTCACCAGAAAGTCTTCGCCGGCGATGACGTTTTTGCCGTTAGCAACTTCGACGCCCATGGCGTTCTTGGCTTTCAGCAAGCGGTCAGCTACTTTGTCTGTAGCGGTAAACAGGTTGGATACCCCCGGAACGACCGAGGTAATATTAGCTTCGTAGTACGTAGCCATATCGTTTTCTCCTTGTTTGGTAATGTTTGCAGACAGTTTACCAGACTATTATATACTAGCATAACTGCCTGCAAATGTCAAGCATTATTTTCTTTGGTGCTATCTGGCCAAAATTCCTCGGTTTCAGTTGCAACCGAAAACGTACGAGTCGTGCCGTAGATGTCTGTCACGGTAATCGGTTCCTCCATAATCTTCGCTATGGCTTTGACTTCGTCCTCGTTCCTTGCAAACCCGTCCATAGCATCGTGGACTTGGGCGAAGATGTAAGACGAACTGTCAAGCGGCTTGCGGAAGAACTTGCGCAGGAACGCGTTACTGTTCGATGACGTGCCGGCCTGGCCGTACTGTGCAACGCTACCACTATGAACTGAGAACCAGCTGGCCGGAGCGAGTAGCTGGCGCGTCCAGTTGCCAACGGTGATTAGCCTGTCCGGATTGGCCATCAGCTTTGTGAACACGTCCTTGTGCCATTGTGTCAGGCCATCGTACTGTTTGTAGAACAAGCTCTGCAGGTAGGACGCGAACTGTATCTTCTGGTCAAGGCTGTGCTTGTCAACATCGGCGTGCAAGGCATCAATAGCAGCGCAGATGTTCGGGTCGCCCATGTGAGTGTACATGGTGTAGCCGCCCATCAGGTACTTGCAACCGTGGCCGATGCTCTTGGTAAGCTTACGCAGCAACGGTGCCTCGCTGTTCTGGTCTTTCTTGTGTCCCATGAGGTAGTCATATGGACGCTGGAAGATAAGCGATGCATGTTTCATGTGCAAGTCAAGGTCGGTCCTGACAACGTTCTCAATCATTGTCGGGACACCAGAGTAGAACGCCACAAAGTAGTCATCGCTATGCGAGTAGTCAATGCTGTACCGTACGTGCCCGTCCGGAACCTTGATGCATTTCCACAGGCCAGGCGGCAAGTTCAAGTGATATGCACCGACGCCGAGGTTGGACTCGCCACCGCCATACCGGCACGTTACCGTCTTTGCAATACTCGGATTGTATAGTAGAACTTTGACATCCTTGTCTGTCGTGCTATCAACCAGCAACGTATTGCTCATCAAGTAGTTGCTGATGACCTTGGCGTACCACCGATAGTCCAGCAGCTTTTGTATCTGCGTTTCGTATTCGGGGTTCTGGTCAATCAGGAACCGTAACGCGACCTTGTCCGTTGGGTACAGCGAGAAGTCCTGTTCAGGTTTCCGGGCCGGCCCGATGTCCGAACTGCTAAACAAGTCCAGATTGTCAAGGTCGAGCAGGGACACTGCCTTTAGACGTGGCGCAGACTTTGAACTTGGACGTGGCGCCTTCGGTTTCTTGAGCCTAATGCCACGTGGAAGCTTGAGGCCTAACGTGCCATACAGGTATTGCTGAACCTCTTTCGGCGAGGCCGGGTTGAACAGCTCATCCTTGGCGTAGGTACGCAGATCGGACAGCAGCTCGTCCCGTGTAGCACACACTTCCTTGACGAAGACGTCGAACTTGGCCTTGTCAATCGGCATGCCAGCCAGGCCCATGAACATACCTACACGGTATTGCAGGAAGTGAACCAGGCAGTAGTTCTTGACCGCCCATGGTTTCTGCTGGAACAGAGCAAGCATTTCCAGGCAGATGCACGCGGTGTAGTACGTATCTTTGGCGCAGTACTTATAATATACCAGCCGGCCCTCTTGCGTCGCCGGTACACCATGTTTATCTTCTGAGTCGTTGTTGCTTTCTTCGTTGCTAATGCCATTTTCTTTCCCTGTAATTTCTGATTTCCAGTACACATAGTCAGGCAGGTAGTACGAAGCACAGTCGCTCAGACGTTTGGGCGCATCACATATCAAGGAGTGGGCCATGAGCATGGTATCATACAGCATGTTCCAGACCGGGATGCGATAACGGAGCAGGACAGTACAGTCATACGCGCCGTTGTGTGCAATCTTTGGTGCAGGATGGTAGCAGAGGTACTGCATGGCCCGGATGTGCCACGGATATGAGTGGACGCCCATCGAGATACAGTAGGACTTGAACTCCGGCTTTTCTATACTGCCCATCATCAACGTGAACCCGAACGCAGAAATGAACTTCGGGAAGCCGGCCGTTTCAATATCGAACGATATGCCAAATATTCTGTGGCTGTTCTGTTCGATGTACTGTTTGGTAGCGTCCCATTCCTCCGGCTCGTTAATCAACGTGTAGTAGAACCCGTAGTGGTGGTCAGTGTCGAAGTCGCCCTTGGCAAACCGCCAGGCCTTATAGATGTTAAAGGCACACAGGTAGTGCCCCTTGATGACTGTATCTTCCTGGTCGCCACGCGGACTCTGTATCAGCAGGCAACGGATGTAGTTAAGTGAAAGCCCGATGATGAACGTGGTCTGTCCCAGGTGATAGACACTGCCGTTGTAGTCCGAGAACTTGCCGTTGTTTATAAACGTCTTAGCAAACCCTGACGAGTAGACCAGCACTACGCTGTCTGCCGGGATGCCGTTCGTTGTTGTAATCGGCGTAATGTTAATGAACTCTTTGGTCAGTGCCTTCATGTATTGCGAGGTCATCACATTCATCAAGGCTTTCATAAGTTGAGGCTTGCTCATCTCGTGCATATCGTAGAGCGCGAAGATGGGCCTCGGTGATAGGCGTTTAGATGTAACCATGCTTTCGTAAACTCCCTAAGTAATCTTCAACGTAGAACCGCAGCGTTTCCTCACCCTCCCTTGTCTGCCAGTAATTCTCAGCAAGTTCGAGTGCAGAAAAGATACCAAGTGAGGAAACTTGCAACAGCGGTGATAGCCAGGTAAGTTCTAACTTGATAGCTTCATCTACCCGTTCAGGCTTAGCATCTTGGCGAAATGCCAGCCTGTCCGAGTAGAGCAACGCCCGCACCAACGTGGCCTTATCGAGCCATGAAACGTGCGGGCCTTGCAATGTTGCAGCTATCAGTGCGTGTGGTTTACGCAGGTGTGTTTTCGCCATTGGCGTTGGCCGGTTCGTCAAGTTTGACGTCGTGGTGATACTTGCCATCACCATCTTTGAGCCAGACGCGGGCGCGGTTCTTAGCCATCTTAGCTTCGACATCGTCCAGCAACTTGTTCACCATCGTGTAGTGCGCGCCGGCGATGACCATCGACAGGATGTTGTAGCCAATGAGGCTCTGCCACCGTCCCAGTCCGGCACACACGATAACGACATCAGACAGTTCCTTGAGCCGTTCTTCTTCGCCCTGCCCGTGGTGGAACTCGTGCAGTTCTTCTTCCAGCTTCATCAGCTGGCCCGGCATGTCGGCTTCGGGAAACTGCGTAGCGTTCCATTCCTTGATGTCCTGCAGGACTCTGTTCAGCCTGTCACGCGTCGCCGCAATCTTAGCCTGTTCTTCCTTGTCCTGCGAAGCTTCTTTGTCTTGTTGAACTTCTTTGTTTTCAGTGTTTTCCATTTACTTTGTCCTTTTGCTAAAGTAGTTTTGAATGTTTTCAGGAGCATCATCTATAATGCCCTGAAGCTTTTCGAGTTCGTCGCGCTGCCTGGTGTAGGTAGCACGTGCAAGCTCGGTTTGTCTGCGAGCCGTTTCCAGCTCGCGTATTGCATCGCCAGACTGATGTGCGAATTCGTTGCGTTCTTTTAGCAGTCTGCTGCAATCGTCTTTGAGAACCTTGACGTTTTCTTCTAGCTCGGCGATGAGCTGGTCTTTATCGCGCAGTTTCATCAATTGTTCCTGCCACGTTTTAAGGAACGCTGCGGCTTTGAGTTCTTCCAGCTGTTCGATGCTTGTCTTATTCTGCATCCTTGTCCTCCGTTTTGCGATTGCTTTCCTGAACGGTGTACGCTTGCATCAGCTGCATCCACAGTTCGTCAACGTAGCGTTGCACGTACTTGGACACCAGGTAGAACTTGAGGTCGCCGCGGAACAGCTCAGCCCGTCTCATACGTTTGTTGTAGCGCATGCGGTACGGAATAATGTTGTTTTCCACTATGATGTACTGGTCGCCAGCCGACGTTTCGCCCATTACTAATCTGGTCATGCCGGCTTGCACTACTGCAATCATGGACGTTACTGCGTCCTGTGCTGCTAAGATTTGTGTGCTTTCCAAGGCAGCTTGCACTGCCGATTTGCTATTCGTTTTCTGCTTTTCCATTTGTTATCTCTCCCTCAGGAAAAAGTAATAAAGTTGTTTAATGCGGTCTGCGATGTTTTCAGAGATAGGTACGAACTGTACACCATCAATGAACATCTGAACTTCCTCGCCTTTGCAGGTGAACTTGCGAACATACAGAGGCGGCATTAGCACGTGAATGTCAAAGTGCTTGCTGTCATCAGTCGGTATATATTCGATAACGGCCTGTCCTCTGCCCAACCTTTCACATCGTGCCAGCTCCACCTCCTGCATCTTCTCCATAACGGAAGCCAGCTCATCCAGCCGTGCCTCCACTACCGCAAGCTTCGCTTGCTCCTCCGCGAGCTTCGCTCGCTCTTTCTTCTGCACGGCCAGTGCCTTATGTACCAGTGCCATATCTTCCTCCCCGCCGGCTTCGCCGGCTCAGTGCCAGTGTTTACATTACAGCGCCAGTGATGCATACCATCGAGATGTCCGTAGTCGGGATAGTGCAACCATGGCTATCTGCGGACCAAATCAGTCTGGCTTCGCCGCCGTCCATAAGTTCTTGCAGACGTTCGTATGCATCGAGGAACTCATCATTCCAATCCGTTATGCCGGCGTAGCGTCCTGATAAAGCGTCTGCCATGTTGCGGTTGACGGCGTTGTCATCGACCAGATAGACATCGGTTTGTTCAGGAATGTTTTCAAAAATGATAAGTATCTTCATGCTAGCAGTTCTCCCTAGTTAATAGTTTGTCTGGCATTGCTGTCTTGTTCCGCGAAGTAGCGTGCAGTCTGTTCGTACATGTTGCGGAACTCTTTTTGAAATGCAAGAACGATGTCCTCAGGTGTCTGCATGCCCTCGTGGTCCATGCGATATAATACCGTTGTAGTGTTAGGCATGCCCATCTTGGTGAGCAGCATCCTGCCCGTTATCGGCGACGTGATAACCATCATCGAGAAGCTGTACCGTGCATGGGTTTCCTCACGGTATTCAATCGGGTAGCGGTGGTCAAGGTAGAGCTGCAGGCTTGCAGCCATCTTGCGGATGATTTCTTTGTCTTGTTCTGTAGCCATATTAGTAATCCTCCAAACCAGAAATGTAACGCGGCATGCGGAACTGGTTGTCTTTGCCGCTTTGACAATCGAACAGCTCAACCGTGACGGTCGGCTTGTCTTTGGTAATCTGCCCGGCCTTGTCCCAGATAGCTTTGCGTACCTTGTTGTCTGCCGTAACCGTGACGTTGACGTTGGCGTCGCCTATCTTGCAGACCAGTGTCCCGGCCAGGTTCTTGCAGTTGCCTTGGCTGTCGGTCTGTGGCAGGATAGCGATGACCGTAGCCTTGGCCTCGGTTGATACCTTGAACTTGTAGCTGCCCGGCAGGCGTTGACCCTCAAGGTACTGACTGTTTGTGGGCTTCAAAACATAGCCCTCTAACGGCAGGCTGTGCAGGTCTGCAAAATACTTAGCAGCTTGCAGCGAACTTTTATGCCCGGTGTGCTGCCAGCACGGTACAATATGAATTCTGCTATTGGTGAACACCTTGCCCAGCACGTCCAGCTGTATCATCCGGAACGCCAGCGTAGAGAAGCAGCACGTGTTGCCGTTGCCGTCCAGCTGGATAGTGTCGAAGATGTACAGCTCCAGTTTGGACGGGTCGAGTTCCTTGTGCTTGGCATGCAGGATGCCAGTCGTAGCAGCGCAGTCCTTGTCGTAGACCAGCTCGCAGTCGTAGAGTTGGTAGTTAGTCAAAGAGCTGTCCTTGACTTCGGACAGCATATCCGTTAATGTTTCCTTGACGACCGGGCTGATTTCCTGCCCGGAACGTGAGAAGAACATTGGACTGTCGCTCCAAGACTTGATGCCGATAGCCAGGCGCACACCGTCAATCTTGGGCTGGGCCGTCAAACCTCTCAGCCTGTCCAGTTGGGCGGGACGCATCTTGACGTTTCGCAGCAACATGGGGCTGAAGTGTAATCGTTTATCTTTCATAGCAAATCTCCAGAAAGGTTAAAGAAAGGGCGGCAAGACCGTAGCCCTGCCACCCAGTTAGTTTCGAGGTGTATGTCTTGTGCCTTACGCCTGGGCCGGGGCCGCGTTAATGCGACGCAAGCTGTTGGCATCAATGTAGGCGTAGCCCTGCTTGTCTTCTTTGACGTAGCCGTCGAATTCCCGTCCGATGACTTCGCTGAACATGCTTTCCGTGTCGTTGTAGCAGGACAGCTTCATGCCGGCCGCTTCCAACACGCCGCGGTTGTAGCCCAAGATAGCAGCGTTCGGTTCACCTTTACGGACGCCGACGCGCAGTCTGCAACGCAGGCCTTTGACGCTTTCTTCTGGCAGCGCACCCGTCGTTTCGGACATGACTTCGCAGTCATATTCAATCTGCGGAATGCTGAACGGTTCGCCCGTTTTGGACGTGCCCGTCGTGACGGAATATTCGCCTTTCTTCACAACGAAGTGGTAGATGAAGTTCGGCGTGATACCCAAAGATTTGGCGGCAACTTCTTCCTGCGTGGACAAAGACATTACAACTTTTTCGGTCATAGTGATAACTCCTATTTTCTGATGTTAACGTTAACGTTTGTAGTGTTGATGGCAAGCTTGCTATCGTTTGCTATAAGCTTTGCCATTTCATCGCCCATCTCGAAGACGAACGCTTCGCTGGGTGTGAAAGTAGTGGGAGCTGTTCTCCCTAATTCTGATAATAGCATACTGAACGTGTATTTGTCAAGAACTTTTTTCTCGCGCTGCGCCTTGTTGGCGCCCGCTATGATGTCAATGTTCCCGTTCAGAAACCTTGCTACTACCGTGAAACTTTTTGCCAGACTTTGGCCATGGGCACGTGTCACGCTCATCGGCGTAGTCAGGCTCGGTTCCATGTACTCGTGAGCCAGCACGACCTTACTGATAACAGGGATGCTGTTCAGTATGTTGATGGTTCCTTCCGCGTCGCGTACCATGTTGCCCCACATCGGCTGGGAAATCTCAGCCGTCTGGGCGTTGACGCTATACGCGTTCGCTACCTTGGCAGCCGTAATCTGTTGGCTGAACATCGTCCAGCTGTCCAGTACGAGCAGGTCGTCCGGCCGTGCCTTGGCAAGATTAACCCGGCAATAAACGTGCGTCGGGTCTAACGTTGCCTTGGCCATCTGTTTGTCGGTGCAGTCCCAGGTAAAAGGTCTGCGCCGTGCATCCCGCAAGGCCAGCAGGAAAGTGATAGCGGGCGTTTGGTTCGCTTCACCCTCCCATTTCAAGTTGATGACGTTGATGTTATCACAGTTCTTCCACCTGCTTGCAGGGTACAAGTTGTTTTCCAAGTCCAGCACTGTGATTGCATAGTTGCTTTCACACGGCTGCAACGCGAACGTTGTCTTGCCGGACTTGGGCGCACCGTAGAACAAGGCAAACAAGTTGTCAAGTTGGTGCGGTATTCCTGTTTGCATCATAGTGATAGCCTCCCTCTGATGTCGTAATCGGTCTTGCCTGTTTCCAGATACGCGTACCTGTACGCCGGGCTGGTCGTCAACGCTGACGTTATCGCCTCGTTGACGTGGGCCATGTCGCACTGGTTGGCGAAGTAGCAGGGCCGGCCGAAAGATGTACAGCTTGAACTGTTAGGCGGGAAGTTCCGCTCAGCCAGCATTTGCTGCAGGACGGTAGTGTAGACCTTGAGGTAGCCCCGAACCTCATTAAGTTTCGCAGGCGTTACCCTGGCCCGTTCGGTGTGCACTTCGCCCATGCCGTTGTCAAGCTTGATGATGATGTACTGGTACTCGATGTCGGTCGGCTCGATGCCCAGCGCGGACGCTACAACGATGGCGTAGATGCAGGCCTGCAACGAGTGCGAGTATTGCAGCACCGCCAGGTTTATATCCTTGGTCGTTGTCTTGTAGTCCGTGATGATAGGCATGCCCGTACTGTCAACGAATACGCTATCGATACTGCCAGAATACGCTATGTCTAACGGCTTATCATCTTTGTCCGTCAGTGTCAGCAGAAAGTCCAGCTCTGTAGCTTTCCTGCCGTTCACTTCGGCCAGACGCATACCGTGTAGGTCAAGCGTATCGAGGGCCGTATCGATAGCAACAGCACAAGATAGCAAGGAGCGAGAGGCCCGCTCCTTGTTCGTGGCGGTCAGCCACAGTTCATACGGATAGCGTTTGATAAGTGCCTTTGTTGCGGCATGCCTATCGCCCGCTTCCGTTGCGTCCTGTAAAGCCTGATGCACTGCCGTCCCCACTTCAGTAGCCAACGATGGCGTACGTTCCGTGTGGTGATAGTTCAGGATGAACCGTCTGGGACAGTTAATCAGGGACGCGATGGTTGACGATGATACTATGACTGTCATGTTAGTCGAACAGGTTGTCGAGGTTGGTGATAGTCATAGCAACCGCCACGGCTTTCTTCTTGTCGCGCTTGCCACTCTGCCGTTCACCGGACAGGACGCGTTGCATGTAAACCCGTTTCTGGTTTTCCAAAGCCTGGCTTGCATACTCAACGCACTGGTCGATGAAGACGTCCGGCGGGTACGGTATAGCCATAACCGCGCTCATGGTTTCAGCCAATGACTGTGCCGAAAGCTCAACGTCCATGTAGTCCTCCTCATCAGCCAAAGCTTTCAGCCGGTCCTGCAATGCAGGTGCATATGGCGGAAGATTATCTAGTTTTGGTTGAGGTTTGGGTTGAGGTTCTACCTTGGACGTTGACGCGGACGTTGGCGTGGTAGTTGGTTCTACCCTTGGCGCCGTAGGCGCACCTTGGACTTTGGCTTGAGCTTGGCGCGCGGCGCGTGCCTTTAGCAGCTCATCAATCGTCGGCATCTTGCACCTCAGGCTGGTACAGGCTTTCCAGTTCGCCAATCGGGGCGTGCAGTATGACGCAGGACGTGATGTCGTCCACGATTTCTGTCGGGTTCCAATCGCTACCGTCCAGTTCCGCAATCGAAATCATCTGGCGGTCGTCAATCGGACTCAACGCTTTGCCAAAGTAGTAGGCAGGCGTCCCGTTTACAGTGCACATTACCACGCCGTACACGAACGGCACGCGAGGATACAGCACCGGCGTCGGCGAGATGTGCGGCGGGATAATCAGGTTGTCAAATTCCATGCTGCCCAGCGTCAGGTCGCCACGCATAGCGGTGATGCGAATTGAACGCTTGCCAAAGTTAGGCGTAACGTTGAAGCAGTCAGCTTCGGGATAGTTGTCTGCAACTTGAGCGCGACGCGCCGCTGTTAGCAGAGAAATACAGGGTGATTTAATCATCTTCTAAGTCCTCTTCAGTAAAAGTTTGTACGACCTTACGGGCGCACGGTTTGGTTGCTAAGATATGGCGGGGCGGTTCTTTAACACCAAGTTCCTCGCCAATATCTGTTAAGGTAAATTCGGTAGGTGTTCGGTTAGCTTGCGGCATCTCTGGGAAGTAGCCGCGCGGCTTGCCCTCACCTACCTGCGTTCGGTATATCGTGAAACACCAGTACGGGATGCTGGCCGCCTGGAATATACGTGCAGGCGGGGCGGCCTCGTTCGGCGTAAACTCTTTCCACATCTTGTCACGCGCAGCTTGGTACATGTCCATCCTGCTTTCACCTGTGGCGTCGGCTAACAGTCTGGTCTTGGCTACATACATGCTGCTAAAGAACGTCTTTGGGCTGGCATATTGGAACGGCACAGCGTAGGTAGTACGTTCATATAGCGGCTGTTGTAACGCGGCCATGGTCATAGCCTTTGGTATGGTGATGCGGTACAGCAAGGCTTTGAAGAAGGCCAGTTCACACATGCCGCAGATGTTTAGCACACCGAGGTCTGTGATGAACTGCTGCTTCTTCTCTGCCGTACCGTGTAGCAGGACACTTCTCACCTTGTCTGCGTGGTTACGGATGTCTTCGAGCGTACGCCTCTGGATGTCCAGAAGCTCGGCCTCAGTCGTCATCATCATCGTCGCGGTTCTGGTTATTGATGTACGGGATGTCGCCGAGATTGAGATTGGTGAAGCCATCGTCGGCTAAGAACTCGGTTATAACATCGACGTGGTTGCCAGTGATGAACTTGGGGCCGTAGGCGTCGAAGTTTAGTATGGTGCAGTTCTTGTTCGGACTGTATCTGATAACGCGAACGCCGTCCAGAACTATGGATGTTAACGCTGACGTTGTTACGGTCTGTCCGTAGACCTGTTTGCTAAACACGGAATTATATGTTACGATTTTCATGCCTGTTCTCCCTCGTGATTGAGTTGTTCTTGCATTTGTTGTTCAAGTCTGCGCAGCATATATAGCAGGACGAAATCTTTTGTGAATTGCTGTCGCATTTCTTCCTGCTCTCATAGTATGCCTCATGTGCCGTCCAGAATTCATGTTGTGCTAACCATGCACGCTCCCAATCTATGTCACCTGTCAGGTCGTAGAGCGTGCGTGCTACCTCTGCTGCGTAGTACGGTTCATCCAGTACGTTGGCGAAGTCTTTATATAAATCGCATAGCCGTACGATTATCTCATCCATACCACAGCGTTTGTAGTGTTGCTTCTTGCGTTTCCAGAACATACGCTTAGCCCTCCAAGTTGGGCAACCAGTGCGGCTGCTCTTCCTCTTTGTTAGCCATGACGGTGCGGATGTACGTCTTGATTTTCTCGGCCGCAGACCGTCCCAAGATACGCGGGCTGTCGATGCACTGCTGGATGCTGGTGTTCAACGATGCCTTGTTAGCAAGTGTCTGCGTGATGTCGCCATTATCATGTTTGGTTAATTTGCGCTTGCTAATCGTCGTGCTGGTGAAAATCATAGCCGCTTCCTTGGCACGCGATATGGCCGTGTACAGCCATTCACGAGAGTGAAGCAGGGCTTGGGATTTGTGGCAGATGATGATAGCTTTGCGGCATTCTGAACCTTGCATCTTGTGGCAGGTACATACGAACGCTACTTGCAGGTTGGCAATCTGAGAACTTCTTGATAACTTCACACGCGTCCCGTCGTTGAACAAGACCGTGACTACGTGGCTGGCCTGACGTCCTGCATCCTCCTCGTCGAGGACTTCCTTGCCCGTGACGCCCAGTTCTTCGCTACGTTTGTAGTCGGTCAGGTCGTCGAGGTTTTGCACGTCCTCTACCGTGAGCGGACGTCCGAACCCAATACTTTCAAACTCGATGTCAGGGTCGGCCGCAGGGTTAGGCTCGATGCTTTCTACTACGCCTTGCAATCCGTTGAAGATGCCCAGCTCGTAGTCGTTCTCTGTGTACATCACCTTGGTGCCTACCGCGAACGTACGGAACCGCCGTGCATAGAAGACCTTGTGCATCGGGTTGCCCTCACGGGTCAGGTGAGGAAGCAGGCGAGCGTTCAGCTCTTCCTGTCCTAACGCGTCCGTGTTGCCGGCCGTGATAATCTGGTCTTCCATCGGCTTGTACTGTCCGTTGTGATAGAGTGCGATGATGCGCTTGACAATCTCGTAGCTAGCATCGACCGGGTCATTCGGACATTGACGTATAACCATGCCGCGTGTCGTATCAATCGGCTCGCCGCGCAGGATTTTGTGGCAGGCACTAAGCACAGGGCTTTCCTCGGCCTGGCGATGAATAGTTTCCAACGCCGCGTAGGGAAACGCTATCAGTGCGTACGCCAGAATGGGACGTCCTGCTACAGGCGGCAGCTGGTTGATGTCGCCGATAAAGCATACCTTGCAATCGTCAGGCAGGGCTTCACGCAACATATTCCAGAGCTGGACGCTGCACATCGTAGCTTCGTCGATGAAGATACGCTTGCACTCCAGCTTGTTACCTTGGTGGTAGCGCGGAACGTAGCGCAGCCTGCCGTCTTCCTGCTTCTCAGGGTAGACCGCCAGCGCGGAGTGGATTGTCATGCAGGACGCGGCGTATTCTTTGGGCAGAACCAGACGCATCTGTGCTACGGCCTTGCCGGTCAGGGACAGGAACAGCGTGTCCGTCACCTCGCCTACACGTATGTGTTGCCACTTGAACGTGGGCGGGTTCTTCTTAACAAAGGCACGCAGAACCGTGGTCTTACCTGTGCCAGCCGCACCGGTTAGCGCGACCATCTTGTGCTGTGAAATCGTTTCTAGCGCTTTGGCTTGGCTGTCGTCCAGCGTGATAGCATCGAGGTCTTGCACTTGCAGGATGCCTGTACTATCAAGCTTGCCCTCGGCCGCAGTCTTCAACGCTACCTTATCGGCGCGGGCTGTGGCTTTGGCTACGGCTGCGATGCCGTACTGCGTGACGGGCGAGGTCTTATCTTGCTTGGCGTTGGCCTGTGCCTGTTTAGCGCGTGCTTTAGCAAGCAGTTCAGAAATTGAAGGCATAATAAATTACTCCTATATGTTAATGTTAGTGGAGGGGAAAGGTGTGCAGGTGCGCATTGTTGCGCTGTTTGGCCTTTCCAAGAGGCTGTCTTGATGCAGTGTGTAAGGCAGGCTATTGCAAGGGTCAAATAATAGGCAGCAGGTAAGAGAAAGGCGGGCATGCGCCCGCCTTTCCAAGATGTCTTGAGTTCTGCTTAGAACAAGTCGTCAATAACGTCCAGTTCAACCGTGGCAGTTTCGGCTTTGACGTTGCGGTTATTGTACCACTTGTCAACGACAACCGTGGACTTGCCGCGTGCTTTGAACTCGGCGCAGACCGCAGCGTAGAACTTGTCAACCAGCTTGACAACCAAGTCTTCAGGCGTGCCAGCAAAGACCTGCATAGCATACACCTGCGATTTGATGCATTCGATAAGCTTGTTGGCGCTTTCGAAGAAGATAGGACGCTTCTTGCCGTCGGCCGCGGTGCGTTCCTTGGTAGCACGGTTGTTGTCGCGCAGCCATTCCGTGATGATTTCCTTGGTTTCTTTGGTCGTAATCTCGACACCGCCACGCGTAGCAGTGACCACGTCCAAGAACGCTTCCATGTTAGCGGGCATGCAGTCCGCTTTCGCCAAACGGATGGCTTCTTTCTGCAGAAATTTATCATACAGCGCGGTCGTTTTAGCAGCCAAGTTCATACGTTCGGCACGCTGTTCGTCCGTTTCGCCCTCGACGGGTACGAAGCAGTCCAGCGAGAACTGCGGAATGGGGATTTCTTTCAGCCCGACCACAGTTTTGCCTTGCAACTGCAGCATTACCTTTTTCGGCAGGGACGTCTGGCACTCGACCAGGTCCACGTCATTCATACCGGCGTAATCTTTTTCGGCAACGCTGTTGATAGCATCATCCAGCGTTTCAAAAATGATGGAACGTACAGCAATCTTGTTTTCTTTGTTTTCAATATCAGACATAATGTAACTCCTTCATAGCATTGTCTGGTTAGGACGGCAGGACAATCCCGCCGCCCGATGATTAAATAGTAGCATAAGCCGTCCAGTTTGTCAAGAATTATTTTCTGGACGTGCCTTGCATATTAGCGCCGCCAGAGCTTCCATTTGCTCAAGGCGACTTTGGACAGCGGGCGGATGATTTAGCACCTTGAGTGCTTTCTTATCCTCGACTCTGTCCTTGGCCAGTAGCGGATGGACGTAGTGGAAGTCCAGAGCTTCAAGCGTGCTTTCTGTTAGCATCAACTTGGTATGCTTCTTGACCACACGGCGAACCGTATCCGCAGGCTTTTCTTTCACACCATACATCGCCGCTAACGTTGGGACGTAGCAGTGATTGTCTGCCCAGTACGATGACAGGCACCTTGAAACTTGGGCGCAAGACATCGTGCGGGTGTTAGCGATGATGTCCTGTTCGAGCTTCTCGATGTCGTCCAGCGTGATGTAGTACTGGTGTGTTTCGACGTTTAGGTGTGCCAGTAGGATGGGCAGCGGGCGATTGCCCTGCGCGCTTGTAATTACTGGCACGAGCGTTAAGTGTTCAAGCAGGGCAAGGATGACCTTGTCGTCGATGATGTCCTGTTCGTACATCTGCACGATGCTATCGCTAACCTGTCCCATAGCCTTGACGTAGGCGTAGGTCTCGCGAGTTATATTCGGGATAACAATAAATTTGTGCAGTAGGAAACACAGGAATACGTGCGGGCAGCAGTCTGCCAGCCGTCCCCAGTCCTGCCTGAATGCAGATAGTGCAGGGTGTTTTTGCTGGGACGCTATCATTGCTAGCATCTGTCCCGACGGGTCGCACTCCTGAATGTATGCTATTGTATTGTCATCCAACTCGTATAGTTTGAGCCCGGTGCTGCAACAATAGCAATAGATTTTTTCATCTTTTTCTATCATAATTAGGGAAGCCTCCCTTACAAGTTGATTATCAAGCCGATAGTTGTTAGTATCAGCCAGAGCAGAAAGAATACCGCCGCAAGTACTAGGCAGATAGTTTCTGCATATTCCAGAAGTTTGTCCATCTTGCTCATCGGTAGATGTTCTCCACAAACTTCTGGCTTTTGTACACACACAGGACGTCGTACGTGGCGTGCTTGCGAGTGGACGGTGTAAACCTGAACGTATGACCGCTGATGGACGCTGCGGAGGGGCTGTCCATAAACGGGACGAAATAACGCTCTAACGCGACGTTGAACCCTGACTGTGCTCCGCATTCTTTGGCTTTGCGCAGGGCATAAGAGTAGAATACATCGAACGTGATACTTTGCAGGCAGACATATAGCTGCATAGGCTTGGTGTTGTATGCCATAGCGAATACTTCGCCTTGGTGCATTACTATGGCTTTGGCGTGTTTAAGACTGACAGGCTCACCCGATGTAACGAGCCGCATAGTTGTGAGTGACATAGTTAGACCCTTTCTGCATAAGCGGTTATATTGTTCTTGCCGTCGGCTGATTTGCTGAAGTGGATTACGTAGCTGGACGCAAACGTGGCATTATCGGGAAGTGGAGCGCGGTACGGATTGCCTGAATAGCAAGTTGTACCTCTGGATGCTAACGCGAGGCTGAACACAGTTTCAGGCAGGTGCGCAGTTTCATTACGTAGTTTGCACATATACTTCAGAATTGTGTCGAATTTGACCGTGCGCTTAGGTGTGAAGAACATCCAAAGGCAGGTGCAATCCAGACTAAGGCGCAGTGCATACCACTTGCCATGTTCAAACTTGACGTTGGATACTAGTGTTCTCATTGCTGTACTCCTTCCATGATAGCAACCTCGACTGCGTGTCGGATGCCAGAGTTAGCGACGATACGCAGGACGCGCTTGAAGTTGGCTTGACTGTCAACGCTGGACTTTGACACAGGCTCCCACGAATAGTTCAGCACGTACTTGCTAGTGTTGAGGTCAATTCGGTTATGGACGATAATCTGGCGGTTGGCTTTGTCCAGAATTACGGTCGTGTTGTGTGCGTGCCACGTTGCAGGCGGCTCGAACGTATAGTCTTGGACGGGCTTGCCCTTGTTCGCACGGTAGGCGCGGAACATTGCCCAGAATGCGGAAAGCAGGCCGTACTGTTGAAGCTCGGAGTAGCACTTACGAACGCGGACGTTTTCTTGGTCGGGGCTAGTAAGCAGGTTATTGCTCTTGCACGCTTCCATAAACTCGATAACGGTCGTGAAGCCGTTGCCAAGGATGATTTCCTCGGCACTTTTGTTAGCAAGGCTTGCTGAACGCCGCGTTGCACGGGCTGTATTGTCGGCTAGACGTACAGGCTGGACGTGCCGCGTATCGTCAACTGTGTGCGCGGCGCGGGCATTACTGATAGCCCGTGTTTGATTGTAGACGTGTTGCATAGCTTAGTCCTCCTCATCTTCGTGATGTTTAACGCGGTCAGTGTAAATGGCGTTCATAGCCGCGTTCTGAGCTTCAAATGTTTCAACCAGCAAGTTCGATACCATACAATGCACAGTGGTATCGATGTCTTCACTATCCTTGGCTTTACGGTTGGCGCAGGGCAGCTTAGCAGCGAACTTCAGCAACATCCAGTACAAGTTTGGTTCGTAACCGAATACTAATGCACGGACGTCTACTACGTTCATATCGAGGTGATATGCAATAACGCGGAACAATGCTTCGGCTTTGCCGCGCGGCGTTGGCTTGTCGCACTCGATATAGTACCGTTTGCGGATATTTTCAGGTGCAATTCCGTATTTTGCACTGAGCCTGTTAGCAATGCCTATAACAGCACGTGTATCGCGCAGGTGGTCAAACAGGTCTTTGTCCTCGTTGCTGGGGTAGCAAATCGGACGGAGTCTAGTTTCAGTCATAATAGTAATCTCCTATGTTCATAATTGTGGTTTGGTTAGGCTTCCAAATTAGCACGTTGCTTGCGCAACATCTTGCGACGCATACGCTCGCCCTCGACTGCGGCTTTGAACAGCTGCAATTCCCACGCTTCGGCGTGCAGGATATTCTGTTCGAGTGTATGCTCGTAGTGTTGCTCTTGTTCCAGCCTATGGTCTACCCTGGACAGGTAATCAGAATTATCCTCTAAACATTGCGCCATAGTCTTACGTTGGACGCTGGGCATAGCAAGGTCTTTGCGCTGTGCAGGCGTGAGGCTTTCGAGGAACTCACGCTCTTTGCGTACGTTCCGTGCTATGCCTGCCTGACGTGCCGCGAGGTCTTCAGGAGTAGCAAGCTTAGGGTAGGGTGCAATGCCTTTCCTACGCAACCGTTCGGACGTGTAGGCAGGGATGCCTGATTTTTCCATAGCAAGCTTTAACAGTTCATCAATCTTTGACATAACAGTATCTCCTTTCCAACTCTCACGCTACGCATTCACGCTACGCATTACGCATAACGCATACGCAGGAAGCCAACCGTTCCGCCGTCCCCTTTGGGCGACGAAACAAGGCAAGCATATCAAACCGCTTTCGGCGTGTCAAGAACTTTTTTCAAAATCTTTTTCCTTGACATTTAAGATTTCCGAAGGAAATCTTATATTTTGGATTTTCGGCGATTTTCCCGTTTTGTTCACGCTGATTTTGGCGGTTGCATTTTGCAACCAGAGATTGAACTTTGGGGCGGTTTTGGACGCTGGAACGAAACGGGAACAAAGAAGAAGCGCAAGCGTGCAGGTATGGTATGAGTGATGTTATGCTCAGGCGGGTAAGTGCTATGCGGATATGTCTGGGTGCAGGTATGGTATGCTATGCAATGGGACAGGGTGCAGATACAGGCGTATGCTACTGGACGGAGTGCGGATGTAATGTATGCGCTACGCGATTATGCACAGGAAACAGAAGGCAAATCGAGCAACACAGGCAAATATGCACTATGCAATGCTAT